AGTAAACGAAGCAGAATCGAAGCTAGGTCTCGAAGGGCTTACATTCTTGGCTTATCACGCTATGAAGCGCGAAGCAGCTGGGAATCCTGTTAAGCCTTTCGAGATCTGGGTCGAGACTGTAGAAGGAATTAACAGTAAGAAGTCAGACCCAAAAGCTGGCCCGTCGGAAGCTTAAATCGGATCATCGTCGAAGTCGCAATAGCGACCCAGATTCCGATGAGCGAATGGCAGACGGCGGAAGATTTACTCACAGCTATAGAGATCTTGGAGAGGCAGAATGGCAGATAAAAGCGGCCGCGGCACTTATGCCATTACTGTCGATCCGTACGAGTTTAAGAATCTTCTCGGGCTACTTGGTTCGTTCCCCGCCGAGTATCAGCAACTCGTAAGAGATCGCGCGCAGCCTATGTCCCAGCGATTAGCTGGCCAGCTTATGATGAGCGGACTGTCTGCTCCAGCTCCACAGACGAAGTTAGTAGTCCAGACGATCAAGTCTCCACGCGATCGTCTTATTCGCGTCGACATCGGCGGCCCTAAGAAGGTCGGTCGTCCTTATGGCGGAGAAACTTCTAAAAGCGGTAAAGGGAAAGTACGTCGACAAGCTGCTCCAGCTGGCGCGCTGCTCTGGGGAACAGAATACGGATCGCATGGCGGAATCGACTCAATCGGTCGAACATTTACGAACAGATTTAAGACTCCTTACAATAAGCGCGGCTACTGGATCGCTCCAGCTGTCGACTTCTATGTCCCAATCGTCGCGCGAGAATACGCGCTTATGGTGCAACAGATCGCGGACGAATTGAGGTTAAAGTAATGGCTGGCATTCCTAAGATAAAGATTACTTTCGATGCGGACTTCGACGAATTAAAAAAAGGCGTAAAAGGCGCACAGAATGAAGTCGAAGGCTTCGGATCTAAGATGGGCGGATTCGCTAAGAAGGCGGGAGCTGCGTTCGCAGTAGCTGGAGCGGCTGCGGCTGCTTATGCTGGCGTTCTACTTGTCGATGGCGTTAAGTCTGCAATCGAGGACGAAGCGGCGCAGGCTAAACTCGCAACGACTTTAGGCAACGTAACAGGCGCGACAAAAGATCAGATAGCAGCTGTAGAAGATTACATAACTCAAACGGCACTCGCTAACGGAATTACGGACGACGTTCTTCGTCCAAGCTTGGATCGATTAGTTCGATCTACGAAAGACGTACAAAAGGCGCAAGAACTCCAGACCTTAGCTCTCGACATCGCAGCGGGAACAGGTAAAGATCTAAAGACTGTATCCGAAGCTCTCGGTAAAGCGTACGACGGCAATCTAGGCGCGTTAAAGAAGCTTGGAGTCGGTATCGATGAGAGCATCATTAAGTCCAAGAACTTCGACGCGGCAGCCGCGGCATTAGCTAAAACTTTCGAAGGACAAGCTTCTCAGCAAGCCGAAACCTTTCAGGGCAAGATGGCGCGGCTTACTGTTGCGTTCGATGAAGCAAAAGAGACCGTAGGATCTTACGTTCTAGACGCGCTTACTCCACTTCTGTCTGGCTTCGTCGATAAGGGAATCCCAGCGATCCAAGGATTCGCCGATTCTTTAGGTAAAACACTCGGGCCAGCATTCGGCCAGATCTTTACAGTCATTCGCGACGATTTACTTCCGATCTTAACTTCTTGGTGGGAGTTCTTGTATAACGAGATAGTTCCAGCGATTCTTAAAATTGTGGGGCCGATTCTCGAAGGACTTAAATCTGCATTCGACAAGATTAAGAAGGCGATCTCGGATAACTCCGAAGAGCTAGAGCCATTCTACGGATTCTTAAAAAAGGTCTGGGAGTTTACGGATAAGTATTTAGTCCCACTTCTAGGCGGAGCATTTAAGCTCGCATTAGAAGGACTTGGAACTCTAATCGCTGGACTCGTTACAGCATTCTCTAAGTTCGTCAGTCTCTTAACTGGAATCTATAACGGCGCGAAGAAAGTTATCGATCTTATTAAGGACAACCCGATCACTAACTTATTCGATGGCGGAGCTAAGGGACTTAAAGCTTCAGTACCGTTCCCAGAAGAGATCGGCGGTGGAGTTACCGTAGAGACTGGCGTAGGTACTGGCGGCGGATTTAATCCATCTTCGGGCGTGGGAACATTCACAGGAGCTTCTCTGTCTGCTTATTCTCCAGCCATGCAAGCCGCGATTTTACGACGCGAAGAGCTAAAGGCCGAAACAGCCAGACTTCGAGCAGAACGCGAATCTAATGCAGCCGCTCGCGTCACTGTAAACATGGGCGTAGTCGGAGATCCAGAATCGGCGGCTAGAACGATCGTGGACGTACTCAATAAATCCCAAGCGCGCGGCACTCTAGGCGCGGGATCGCTCTTAATCGTATGAGCCAATGGACTCCAGTCTGGAGCGTTCTAATCGATGGAGTCGAGTATCGGAACATAACTCTGGCGAATCTCACTATCGAATCGGGCCGCCGAGACATTTATCAGCAAGCGGTCGCGGGCTACTGTAGTTTATCGATTCTTAACATCGACGACCAGCCTGTAACCGTAGCGATTAACTCTGGGATAACTGTCTTCGTGCAGAACTCCGCAGCTACGCCAGTGGCAATCTTCGGCGGAAGTGTTAGCGACATTCTTACGACAGTCGAAAGATCTGGAACTGGCGGCCTTGTCCAGACTACGACGATTACGGCTCTTGGCGCGCTTTCACGTCTTCCAAAAGTTCTTACCGAAGGCATACTTAGCAAGGACTTCGAGGGCGACCAGATTTACGACATACTCGATGGCATTCTTTACGGAGCTTGGAATGAAGTTCCACCCGCTCTTACTTGGGCAGCTTATGACGCGACTACGACGTGGGCTAATGCAGAAAATAGCGGACTCGGAGAGATCGACCGTCCCGGGAATTACGAACTTACTTCTAGAGCTTCTTCCGTTACAGATGCTTATTCTCTAGTCGCAGCTTTAGCCACTTCTGGACTCGGTTACATTTACGAAGATGGTCAAGGCCAAATCGGTTACGCCGATTCCACTCATCGCGGCACTTATTTAGCTACGAATGGTTACGTCGATCTTTCAGCTTTAGACGCTTATTCCAGCGGATTACAGACATCGACCAGAGCGGGAGATGTTCGTAATGAAGTGACAATTACTTATAAAAACGGAGATCAACACACAGCCAGAGACGCGACATCTATCGCAACTTATGGCGCACTGGCCCAGAACATTCTTACAACACTGGAGAACGGCGTAGACGCTACAGCCCAAGCGAACTTCTACCTGGCTCTTCGAGCTTATCCGCGAGCTAACTTCGAGTCTATTCGCTATCCGTTAGGTAGTCCTAACGTAAGCGACTCGGATCGTAATTCTCTTATCGGAGTCTTTATGGGAATGCCTGTAAACATTACAGATCTACCCGCGAACATGGGATCGAACTTCCAAGGATTCGTCGAAGGCTGGAGATTCTCGGCTGGCTATAACTCTCTGGCTATCGATCTTTACGTTACGCCAGTGTCTTATTCACTCGACGCGTTCCGCTGGAATGACGTACCCGCTTCCGAAACTTGGAACACTATTAGCCCTACACTTACTTGGCTGGACGCGACAGTAGTCGCATAGAGAGGAAAACATGGCAACTACTACACCTAACTTCGGCTGGAGTGTTCCTACTTCGACCGATCTCGTAAAAGATGGAGCGACGGCGATCGAAACGCTTGGCGATTCTATCGATGCTTCTTTAGTGGATCTTAAAGGTGGAACGACTGGACAGATCCTAAGCAAGAACTCGAACACCGACATGGACTTCACATGGACAGCTCCGACAAGCGCAGACATCACAGGAGTAACGGCTGGGACTGGAATCTCTGGCGGTGGAACTTCTGGAGATGTAACAATTACTAACTCGATGGCTACAGCTCTTACGACTAAGGGCGACATTATTGTCGCAACTGGATCGGGAACTTTCGTCCGTCAAGGTGTAGGCACGAATGGTCATGTGTTGACAGCCGATTCAGCCGAAGCGGACGGTGTTAAATGGGCCGCGCCAGCTGCGGGCGGAATGACTTTATTATCCACTACGACTCTATCGGGATCATCGACGACGATCTCATCAATAGATCAGACTTATGTAAATCTTTTGGCCTTTATTGTCGCGGATCGTCCAGCCGCAGCTGCGGGTTTATACATTACACACAATGGAAACACTAGTAATTATTCTCGCTGGGGAAATCAACAAGGAAGCAACTTCGGCGGGGCTTCCGAATCTTCTCTTCTTGGTTCTTTCAGTGC